AGCAAGAAGTTTGTAGTCAAAGCCTGTCAGGACGGCACAGAGAAGATCATCCGATTTGGCGACCCTAATATGAAAATTCGTAAAAGCAATCCTAAAGCCCGTAAATCCTTCCGCGCAAGACATAAGTGTTCGACAGCTAAGAACAAATTATCTGCGCGGTATTGGTCCTGCAAGAAATGGTAATCTGATGGCTGCTAAGAAGAAGAAGGCTAATGACGCCTGTGTACGCAAAGTAAAATCCCGATACAAGAAATGGCCTTCAGCATACGCTTCAGGTGCTGTGGCTAAGTGCCGAAAAGTAGGCGCTAAGAACTGGGGCAATAAAAGCAAAAAGAAGAAGTAGTATGGCGGTACGAAAGTCTAAAAAAGGAGCCGCCTTAAAGAAGTGGTTTAAAGAGGATTGGCGTGATGTAAAGACGGGCAAACCCTGTGGACGTTCTGGAAAGAACGATAAGCGAAAAGGATACCCTGCCTGTCGCCCTGCTTCCCAAGCAAAGAGTAAAGCTGCCAAGAGCGCAGCTAGTAAAAAAACTGGTCCGAAGCGCGTTAGCTGGGGCAAAGCAAAGTACAAGGGGTAATCATGTCTGATAATCGTCTGCATCGGATTGAGGAAAAAGTGGATAAATTAGCTGAAGCTATGGTTGGAATGGTCCGTATGGAAGAACGACTAGTTTCAGCATTTAAACGCATGGATAACATTATTGAATATCAAGGCAAGTTGGATGCCCGTTTAGGGGAGATGGAGAAACAATCAATTGTACGCGGTCAGAAGATTGCGTTTGCTGAGAGATTTTTCTGGATGGTGGCTACAGGCGCAGTTGGCCTAGCCTTTGTATTTCTGAGGTAGATCATGGACGATAAAAAATACACAGATAAGCAATTAATGTTCTTGGAAGCCTTGATGTCTGAAGAGTGTCGAGGTAATCTACGTTTAGCAATGGACGCGGCTGGGTATTCTAAGGAAACCAGCATATCGTCCGTAGTATCTTCCTTACGTGAAGAGATCAACGATAAAGCCTCAATGACACTCGCTATGAACGCTCCAAAAGCTGCTTGGGGCATGATTGATGTTCTTAATGATCCCAGTGCTATGGGAGCTAGAAACACTGTAGCAGCAGCGCGTGAAGTATTGGACCGCACAGGTCTGATCAAGAAAGAGCAAGTCGAAGTTAAAAACACAGGCGGGGCAATGTTTATATTGCCACCGAAGAGTGAAGATTGAGTATTTGGTTAGACAAAGCCAGACCAAACAAAACTGCTAAGATACCATACGCCTACAAGCCATCAGAAGATGATCCGCTTATATTGGTTGCTGACCAAGAGAAAGCGATAATAGTAGAAGAGGCATTGGACTACTTAGAGGATGGTCATTCCAGCCGTAAGACCGCTGAGTGGTTAGCTGGTAAGACTGGTGACAAGATAAGTCATCAAGGTCTGATACACATATGGAAGGACAGACGGGGCAAAGACTCTGACAATCCTTCTAAGAGATTAAAGGAATTAGAGAAGGCTAACCGCAAACGTAAGCCTAAGACAGCCGCTGAGAAGAAGCTCAGTGCAGCTAAACGCAAACAGTCTGACGCTAAGAGACGCCTTACAGTAGCTAAGAAGAAGCTAGAGGAACTACAGCCAACTCAAGAGTTGGAGACTGCTAATCTCGACTTCTCTGTGATTGAGAGTGAGAGACAAAAGAAGGAAGTAGTATTTGCACCAAACGCCGGACCCCAAACAGAGTTTTTGGCCGCTTCAGAACAAGAAGTATTATATGGGGGAGCAGCCGGAGGGGGTAAGAGTTACGGACTACTTGCAGACCCAATGCGCTATTTTGATAACCCTAACTTCAACGGGATCATATTAAGGCGCACGAATGACGAACTCAGAGAACTCCTATGGAAATCGCAGGAACTGTACCCAAAAGCATTTCAAGGAGCAAAGTGGCAAGAGAAGAAATCACAGTGGACGTTCCCGTCAGGAGCAAAACTCTGGCTCACATACCTCGAAAGGGATCAAGACGTTTTACGATACCAAGGTCAGGCATTCACGTACATTGCGTTCGACGAACTAACCCAATATGCCAGTCCATTCGCATGGACATATATGAGATCACGACTTCGTACAACTGACCAGTCTTTGCCGATATATATGAGAGGCACTACGAACCCCGGAGGTCCGGGGCATGGTTGGGTTAAGAAGATGTTTATTGACCCAGCACCCGCCAATAAAAAGTTTATTGCTAAGGATTTAGATAGCGGTAATGATTTAGTTTACCCAGAAGGACATGCTAGGGCCGGAGAACCTCTGTTCCATAGACGATTTATTCCAGCATCACTCTACGACAATCCATATCTAACTGAGGACGGTGCGTATGAAGCAAACTTGTTATCATTGCCGGAGATGCAAAGAAGGCAGTTGTTGGAAGGAGACTGGGGCGTGGCAGACGGAGCCGCGTTTTCAGAGTTCAGACCCAATGTGCATGTCATTGAACCCTACGATATTCCAAGTGAGTGGGTACGATTTAGGTCATGCGATTATGGATATTCTTCTTATTCTGCTGTTCATTGGTTTGCTATTGATCCCAGCTACGGCACATTGATCAACTACAGGGAATTATACCTGAGTAAACACACAGGCAGAGACTTAGCAAGAGCCGTACTTGAAGCTGAAGGCTCAGAGAAAATGCAATACGGAGTACTCGACTCCAGTTGTTGGCATAATCGAGGACAGATTGGTCCTTCTATAGCCGAAGAGATGATTGCTATGGGCTGTAGGTGGCGTCCAAGTGACCGAACCAATGGCGCACGTATAGCAGGAAAGAACAGACTACACGAAGTTTTAAAGGTTGACGAAGTAACTGAACTTCCGGGGATACAATTCTTCAATACGTGCAGACAGATCATTGCAGATTTGCCCGTACTACCGTCAGACCCAAGAGGTACAGACGATATTGACCCCAGATACGCCACTGACCACGCATACGACAGCGTAAGGTACGCAGTTATGAGTAGACCTAGAGCCTTTTCGCCCTTCGATTGGGGTAAAGGCGTTCCACAACAGAGTTGGCAACCCGCTGACGCAACATTTGGGTATTAAATATGGCTTTAATGGATAAACCTACCCCTGAAGATATGAATGAATCCGCTGAAACGGTGGCCTTGGAAGAAGATGGCAACGTAGAAGAGGAAAACATCACGTATTCTGGGGCAGTCGCCTTTGTAAATTCGCAGTTTACCCGTGCAAAGGACGCACGATTTACTGATGAGGACCGTTGGCTGGACGCATATCGCAATTATCGCGGTTTATATTCGTCTGAAGTACAATTTACGGACACTGAAAAGTCAAAAGCATTCGTTAAGATCACTAAAACCAAGGTTCTGGCGGCATTTGCCCAGTTAGTGGACGTATTATACGCCGGATCGAAGTTTCCACTGGGTATTGAGGCCAGTAAGTTCCCTAAAAACGTAGCAGAAGCCGTTTCGTACAATCCTAACGCACTTACTAGTGAAAAAGTTAAGGATAAAGTCGGTGTATCTTACGATGTGCCGGAATCTATTGTCCGTCCAGAGATCGCCAAAGACTTAGGGCTGTTTAAAGAGAAACTTGCCCCTGTTCAGGATGATTTACAGCTTGGTGCAAGTGCTATTGAGGGCGCAATCACGTTTGAACCCGCCAAAGTAGCTGCCATGAAGATGGAAAAGAAGATGCACGATCAGTTGGATGAGACTGACGCGCAGAAACACCTACGATCTACTTCATTTGAGGCCGTACTCTTTGGTACTGGCGTAATGAAGGGTCCATTTGCCCAAGACAAGGAATATCCGCGCTGGGATAAGGACGGTAACTACGATCCTATGTTTGAGACGATCCCTAAAGTGGAATACGTCAGCATATGGGATTTCTACCCTGATCCAGACGCTAGAAACATGACTGAGGCCGAATATTCTATTCAACGCCACAGATTAAACCGCTCTCAGCTACGCAGCCTTAAAAAGCGTCCGCATTTCCGTACGGAAAGTATTGAATTAGCTGTAGAAGCTGGTTCTGACTATATAAGGGAGTACTGGGAAGATACCCTAGAGGATGACTCCAATAACGGCGCTATGGACCGATATGAGGTCTTAGAGTACTGGGGTATCCTAGATACAGAGTTGGCTGAGGAAGCTGACATTGAAATACCGCGTGAATTAGAAGATCAAGACGAAGTACAGGTTAATATCTGGGTTTGTAATGGTCAAATCCTACGTCTGGTACTGAATCCGTTTACTCCCACCCGCATTCCGTATCTAGCCGTACCATACGAATTAAACCCGTATTCATTCTTTGGTATAGGTGTAGCGGAAAATATGACCGATACGCAATTATTGATGAACGGCTTTATGCGAATGGCTGTAGATAATGGCGCATTGAGTGGAAACCTACTCATAGAGGTAGATGAGACTAACTTAGTTCCGGGGCAGGACATGTCTGTGTATCCGGGCAAAGTGTTCCGCAGACAGGCAGGGGCACCCGGACAGGCCATCTTCGGCACCAAATTTCCCAATGTTTCCCAAGAGTTACTGATGATGTTCGACAAGAGCAGACAACTTGCGGATGAGGCTACAGGGATACCTTCCTATACGCACGGTTCTGGTGCAGTTGGGGGCATTGGTAGAACTGCTGCGGGTATGAGTATGATGCTTGGTGCTGCTGCACAGAATATTAAGGCAGTAGTCCGTAACATCGATGACTATCTGTTAGCTCCGCTAGGTAAGTCATTGTTTGCATTCAATATGCAGTTCAACTTCGATGAAGAGTTTATTGGAGACTTGGAAGTAAAAGCCAGAGGAACAGAAAGCCTGATGCGGAATGAAGTACGCAGTCAGCGTTTGCTTCAGTTTATGCAAATGACGGCTAACCCCGCAATGGCTCCGTTTGTGAAATATGATTACATTTTACGTGAGTTGGCGGCTTCTATGGACTTGGATGAAGAGAAGATACTCAACGATCCAAGAGAAGCGGCACTCCAACAAAAAATGATGGCTGAGATACAGGCGCTTATGCCTGAGCAACCAGCCCCACCCCAAGGGCAACAACCACAAGGCGGTCCACCCCCAGTATCTGATCCAACAGGTAATGGTGGCGGCAATATAGGTGCAGGGGCCGCACCAGAGCCAGATGCAGCAGGATTTACAGGTGCTGGTGGTGGAGCCAACGGCGGCAACGTACCACCTCAGCAAGGTCAACAAGTACCACCTAATGGGGCAATGCAATAATGGATAAAGACTTATACCGTTCACTACTTCCATTGGTGAACGATAAAACGAGTATGGAGCTTCTCGTGCAGTACGCTGAAGCTCGAATACCCTCTCTACACAACGCCTTGGAACAAGCACAGACGATAGAAGCTGTACGTGCGTTACAAGGCAGAATCGCAGAACTTCGTAGGTTCAAGACCCTGCGAGAAGAAGTATTGGAAGGTTCTAAGTAATGGGCATTTATGAGCGTTTATTTGGCGGTGGTACTGAAGCCGAAACTGAAGATGCTTTCATGGGATTTACTGCTGAGACAGCAGCCCAAGAAGCTGAACGACTGGCAGTAGACGTTCCAGAGATTACTTGGAAAGACGTAGGCAATGTAGCCTTAGACTTCACCCCCATCATAGGAGACATCAAAGGCGGTTACGAAACCGTTCAGATGATTGGGGAAGAACTAGATAAGGAAAACCCTAACTATTACCTGATTGGTGCGCTAGGCGGTCTAGGAGCCGTTGGTACTATCGTTGGCTTAGTTCCGGGGGCTGGTGACGCTGCACAGAAGGCTCTTATGTCTGGTGCGCGTATGGCGGCTGACAGAGCCAATAAAATCATAGACGCTATGCCAGAGTATGATCCTAATACTGTAGGGTCTATGGGCGGCAATATCTTCGCGGGTAAGAAGGCTACTGTAGAAGATTTAGACCCTGTTCGCCAGACAGGAAGCTCTAAAGGATTTTATAAGAATAA